GATGTCGGTTATTTCTTCGGCGGCGGCATCGTTTGTCGTGACGATCTGGGAGGCTGCCTGTTCGGCCGCCGGGGGGAGGGTTGCGATGTCTGTCTTGATGCCGTTGGTGGCCGCAAACATCGAGGTCCTGGCGGCGACGGCCATCGAGTCGAGGTGCTTTCGGATGTCCGCAAATCGCTCGTTCGTGCCGGAGATGGAATCCGACAGGCGGTTGAAATCCTGATCTAGTTCGGCAATCTTGGCCCGATTACCTTCGATGATTGCGGCTACGTCGTAGCCGAACAGACTGAGAATCTCGGACATGCCTGGTATCTGGGTGTACAGCGAGTACACCCTGTTGATCCCACTATAGTAATACTGCTGTAAGGCGTTCCAGATCCCTTGCCAGCCCTTGATCGTTAAAAAGAATCCCTGCGCCGCCCACGTCATCACCTCGAACGATTCAACGACCACCACGGACGTGTCGTGCGCCCATCCGGCCAACTGGATCTGGCCGTCCACGGTATTCAGGTAGTCGACAAAATCAGACAGCCCGGCCTTCATGACCTGGAACGGGCCGGACTCCATCATCATACGCTCGAATTCCGTGGCCTGGGATCCGATATTGGTCCATAGGCCCGACCAGGTATCCTGGATCCTCTGAGATTGCCCGGCATACCGTTCGGACATCCCCTTGAGCAGGGCCTCGATAGCCTTGTCGGCGTCGATGGATTCGTTGCCGATATTGCCCACCTGGGCGGCTGTCAGCCCCATCTGTCGCTGAAGGATTTCGTAGGCCGGGATGCCGCGTTCGGCCAGCTGCATGAGCTCTTCGGCACTCACCTTGCCCTTGGCATGGATCTGACCCAGGGCGCGGGCGATGCCGTCAAAGGCATCCACTCCGCCACCGAGAGCGGAGGATGCGTCGACCAACGTGGTCATGTCGGCGATGGTCGGCTGCAACCCCATGGAGCGGAGTGTCCGGTATCCGTTGACTGCCTGCTGGGTGTCCATGGGCATGTCCTTTGCCCACTGGTTCAGGGCGTCCAGCGTCTCCTGCCCGTGACCCTTGGTCAGCGTATCCAGGGAGACCCCGAGCAGTTCAAACGATGATGCGGTCTCGGTCACATGGCGAGCGATCTGCAGGCCGCCATAAGCGAGCACGAGGGATTTGACCTGGCTCACCGTCGACGCCGTGGATGCCGACAGATCCCGCATCCCTTTGGCCGACGCCTTGGAGTCCTTCTCGAGCGTCCCGAGCTTCTTGTTCAGCCGCCCGACAGCCTGTTCCGCATCGCGTCCGTCCGCTGATATGGTGATTTTGACCCTATTTTCCGCCATTCGTCGGCATCCTCAATATGGCCTCGAGTCGGCCCATGTCTTCCCACGTTTCCAGGTCCAGGTCGTCGATGCCGAGCGGGCATCCCCCCCTGGACAAATTCGTCAGCCACAACAGGTGATCGAGCCAGACGCTGGGGCGAATATTCTTGCACGGACATTTATCGCACAATGCCTCGAACCACGGACCATTCGCCTTCTTGCACTCCGCACGTTTTTCCGGCGTGCATCGTTCGCGATACCGCCTGACTAGCTCGCTAAAGGGGCGTCCAGTTCTTCCACCTCCACGGACATCTCGCCCAGATTGTCGGGCATGCGGATAGCCTGAGCGCCCTCAAACACGATGCGGCCGACCTCGGCCAGCAGCTCGGGTGCGCCCTGTGCCAGGACATCCTTCCAGGTCTCGCAAAAGTCGGCATCGTCCGCGTCACACGATATCGGTTTCCCGCCGACGCAGAACGTGCCCTTCTTGAAACTCGTCAAAACCTTGAGCCCGTATTTAACGCGCTGGGTTTCCGTGCAGTTGATCACCTTGTTGTCCTCGCGCCTCCATAATCCCGCGCGATACGCCACCCGCTCGCTGGTCGTGGGCATGCGGTGTTCGAACTCATGGATGGATCCCCCCAGTTCATCCTTTACTTCAATAAGACTCCGTGTCGGCGTCAGTTCTCGCATAGTGATTCTCCGTCGATCGGGTCGCAGCGTTCGATAATACCCCGTTCGCTGCGACCCGGCATGTATTGCTGGTTATGAGTAGGCAATGGATATTTCGTTGTCCGATGATCCGGTCAGTACGAACGAAAGATCGTAGGTACGGATGCCGTCCCTGTCGCCGTACGACGGCGTGGTGTACTGGACGGCCGGGCACGAGATGTTGATCGTGTTGCCGTCGGCCGTGCCGATGCCGACAGACAGTGCGGCCTTGGTTCCTGCCGACCATGCGGACCAGGGGTCGAACTCGGAGAATACCGTGGCCTCGGGGTCGAGAGAGCCGGACGGCGAGCGCCCAGAAATGACAAACCCGAGCACGGAGTCGGCAGCGCGAAGGTCTTTGCGTGCCGCAACCTTGTTGCCGAGTGAAAGAGAGAGCGCCGTCGCTATGGGCGAATACCCGCCGATCGTCAGGGTCAATCCGTTAATGACAGGAGGATCGAGTTCGAGCAGTGTCGGGGCCGGAAGCTCGGCGTCGACAGGGTCGACCCACACCCCCTGCATGGAAAACTTGATCTGACCGGTCTTCCCTTCCTGCAGGTCCATCGACCAGTCGCCCTTGCAGTCCAGCGCCTTGTGCAATCGGCCGTCATCGTACCAATAGATCGTGCATGGCGTATGATTGGCGGGAGCGCTGTCCGGCGTATATGTGAACACGCCGGTGTCGTCACCGCGAGTCATGCCGCATGCCCTGTACAGCGGGTCGATCTCGGGAAACGTCGCGACCTCGGATGACAGCCCCCCACCGCGCAGCTCCACGGCAAGATCGAACTTGACTGTTTTGCCGGTCACGGTGTTGCCGATAGGCGTCAGGGTGTCCCGGATCAGGTCCCGGGTCTGCTCATCGCCGGACGGCGAAATGTTGCTCGACGTAAGGCACCATATTGCGTTTGCTTCGGGTGTCGGCGATGCGTCGACATTGGCCTCTGTCTGAGATTTCACCAGGATTACCCGGCGTCGTGTGAGTAGTGGCATGATCAGTTCTCCATGGTCTGTTAATAGATTGTGTGGTCTCTGACCGAGACGTCCACGGTCCAGACCGCTCGATATGTGTTGCCGCCGGAGGCATCAGGCATCCCGTCCGACGGCGCCCATAGTATATGGTTATCGTGAAAATATTTGATGGCCGCGTGCTCCATCAGGACTGCCAGGTCGTTGACCCACTCGACGCCGTGACGAATATGGACATTGCTCGTGGTCGTAGTCGATGCGGTGTGCAGCACCGCGCCGAGCTGGACTTGGTGGACCGTGCATCGGGTATCGAGATTCCGCCGGCGCTTGCCTGTCGCGATCTCGATGATCGGCCCGTCCTCGGGGTGGGGCGGGTGATCGTAGTCGATGCCGATATGGACCTGGTGGAAGGCACCCTCCCCATAGTGGTCGCCGACCCACTCGGCGATGTCGGCATCGGATCCGATGGCGGTTGCCAGGCCGGAGATGATCGAATTCAGTGTCGGATTACTCAAATTTCACCCCGTATCGTTCCAATGCGCCGATAAATTTGTCCTCGTATCTCATTTCAATGGCCATTTTGTTGGCCTCATAGACCGGCTTCACCCAGGGTCTGGCTCGGCGATAGAGCCACATGGTCGATTTTTTAAGCGGGAATCCGCAGGCAAAAAACATCCTCCGCATCTTCGGCGTAACGCGGATCCCTGCAGGGACCGCCATGGACGAGATCATTCCCGCTACTGACCGTGCGCCCCCGATAAACCCTATCTCCACAGTCTCCCCGTTGACAGCATACCTGGGCGCGTTGACCAACCTGCCCATGGGGCTAAGGACGCGTGACTCCCGGGACTTGACCATCCCCTTGTACTTGCCGGACTTCCAGCGCTTTGTGTCCAGACGTGCATATTTGCCCCTTCGCGCCAATATCTTTGTGTGCGGGTTCAGCCTCCCCCAATGCCTGCCGGACCCGGATCGTCCATACGCCTTGAGCTCCTGCTGGAGATACCATCCGCACGATTTCAACGCGGACTGACTGGCCTTCTTGCCTGTCGCGCCGGTAATCTTTTTGAGATCCGTAACAACAGCATCAATGCCGTCTTCCTTGAGCTCTATGTGCATTATATCTGCCCCGCATATTCCCGGACCAATACAAGCTGGTGCTCATACCCATCCGACCGATCCACATCGTCGACCAGCCAGAGATTCCCGCTATACACCAGCGTGTCCGACCCCTTGGTGATCGATGCAACATCCCCGATCCTCACCCGGCACTCTGCAGTTTCCCTGACAAACTCCCCGGCGTCCTGCAGTCCGAGCTCGCGGAAATTACACACAGATACATCGGACCCGTTGTACGTTGCATCCTCGCCGATCTCGGCATAGATGGCATCGATGTCGGATTTGATCGTCGCGTCCATCATCCCCTCTCCATATCCTCTTGGCACTCGATGCACAGTCGCACTCCGGGCACGGCCTGCCTACGGGCCTCGGGGATGGGCTCCCCGCAGATCTCGCAGTGGGTCAGGCTGACGACTCCGGTGTCCTCGAAACTGCGTACCGCACCCAGGCAGTCCTGCAGGTAGTCCATCTCCCTGATCTGTGCCAGATCCCCAATATCAGCCATCAGTTGTACCCCTGTTCGAGGCGAAGGATATACTGCCCCAGGCGGATCGTGTTTTCCCGATCCAGACAGATGCCGCCGTCGGGTTGTCGATCAATCGTGATCCTCGGTTTCGGTGGCCTGGTTGG